CGAAAAGCTATTGGACCTGAAGGCCAACACGGTCCACAGCAGATTAGGCAAGCTTGCCATGCTACCCCTTGGGGACTTGTTTGCATTGGAGCGCAGGGCATACGAGCAGAGGGCACGCTATAGCGATGCCGACGACGAGCAAGGGCGGCAACAATACGACCACTGGTGTCGCGTCTACAATGAGATTGGAGAGGCTATCCGCCACTGCAAGTGATTGTATTGGATTCATACCGGGCATATGTCCGGTGTGTTTCTTGCACAATCAAGTGCAATACAGAGCACAACGATGCTCCAAAGGACAGACGATATGCGTATCAATGACTGCAAAATCATAAGCGAGACAATCTATCCCGAGAAGATGCACTCGGGCCGCGATTACTATGTGGACATAGAGAGCTTGGGCAATGACAATACAAGCGAGATTGTGGACGCCGTTAGCCGTCGCGTAGAGACAATGCGTAGCATCCAAGCCACACGGGACTCACTACCCACAATGGGCGATGCAATGAGGGATTACACGCTCTTTGCATGGGTCTCCAGAAACGCATGGACCGGTATCACTTGGTACCTTGAGCTTGGCAATGACGGGCGCTATTACATTGACCCCCACATGTTCAATGATGAGGAGCCATGGTGCATACGAGGGCGGGACACTGGGGAAGTGTATTGTGCATAGCACAATAAACAGACATTGCAGATAAAAGAAAAGCCCCTTGGGATTGCTCCCTCGGGGCTTTTTTTGTGTCTGTATTCGCGCGCTATTGCTTAGGTATCTCACCCTCTTGCATTAGGCGGACAGCCTCTTTCAATACGCATACGCGGTACGATAGCGTGTCAGGTCCGCGCCTGCCTGGACCCCGCTTGTAATCGCCCCAACACATATTGCCGAGCCGGTCCCATGCTTCGACACTTAGGCCGCTCTGATACCTGCCATGGAGTGTATCGTTCAATGCGAAGTCAATATGTTTCCATCCCCGAATGGTATCGATGACCCTCTCATAATCAGGGTCATTGCAAAGCATGTCTTTGAACTTCTTACGATGTTCATTGAGTGAATGCTCGTCGAGCTTCTTTCGCCATGGCATTTGGTATGTCTCAGACATTGCTATTCCTTTCGTATACAGGGACACAGGCACCGGACGGCAATACGTGGTCAACACGGCCATTGAAAGCGTAGCCGCGAGACACGTCCCAATCAACAGACTCAACCGCGTCAATCAATCCAGAGCGTCCATAGTTAGACCACGAAACATATTCTGGAGGACCGCCAGTGTTTACTTTTAATGTGACAATATATTGTACAACTGTTTTCATTTTATAAACTAACTTTGTAGTTTGATTATGAAGAGACACCGGCCCCCGAAGGGGCCGGCATTTGTATGATTATGCTTGTGCAACAAGAGCAGGAACAAGCAAGCCAGCTTCGCGCTCCAATACATCACGAGCACAATCATCAACGAGGTGCTGATGGGCCATGCGTGTGATTGCATTGATTACATCCTGGACACTATCGCCACCGCCCTGGTCTGCATATGAATCGAACATCATTTGCACAGCAGCATCACGACCAATGCCGGATGCAACCTTGCCTTCGGCAACGAGCTTCTTGATAAGGACTTGCGATGCATTGTCACTACCAGTTGCGTAGTCATCGGTGTCCTTCGCACTGATTACATCCATTGATGCAGTCTGTCCGAGGATGCCCCAGTCCTGAGCGAATCGCTCCATTGCAGGGCGTGCATCTTGCATACCCTTGCGGATGGCCTCCATCTTCTGTTGCATATTGCCCTTGTGGATTGCACGCATGAT